AAAGCAATGAACAAAGAACTTCCCGAAGCCAAACCATACCAGTTTGAACGGGATCAGTACAATCCGGAGTTTGACCAATTCAGTCAAACCATCTTCAATCACAAATTCTACAAAGGAAAAGCAAAATGATACTTACAATCGCACTTGGTTTGACTTCATCCGTCTTCGCATATAGATTATATGTGAATGAGAAAAGGTCACAAGATTTCATCAAAGAGTTTGACCGTCTCAACCGCATTAATAGGGATTTAGATGAGATGGTTTGGTCAATGAAGGTTGATTTGCAACAATCAAAGAATGAGACGGTGATGGCGAAGATGGAACACGAGAAGACCAAACAAGAACTGGAAGATAAAATTCAAACTTGGCAGAGCCAAAGAGATTTAGTAATGGAATATCAAGAACGATGGGCGAATATCTATTGGGATGATATATCATTAAAAGCATATATCGGAGATATTATATATTCAACAGAAGAAGAAGCCAAAGAAAACGGCAAAGGTGCAAATTACCGAACAACAATAAAACTAAAATGATAACCTATTTAATCTTGGGCGGTGTTACTGTCCTTCTCGCTTACCGGTTGTGGCAAGTTGAGAGAAACGCAGAGGAATTGCAAGAATCAATTAACAAAAAGAATCGCAACATTTGGGATTTGGAAACAGAAATCTTAACCATTCGGTCAACCATCCAGCAAGGCAAGGATGATTTAAACCAAGCGAAGATGATGAGCGAGAAACGGATTGCAGAGTTGGAGGACAAGTTGCAAACTTTCAAGAACCAATTTACAGATTTGAAAAATGTTAAAAGCAAGGGTGGTAAAGGCAACAATTAATTCCATTTGCAAGTGGCGAGTATACTTCGCTGGAGAATTACTCGCCACATTTGAGAATGAAAAAGATGCACGAGATTACGCAGAATTTATTGACAGACAATGAAAACAGATATAACACCCAAAGAAAAAGCCGAAGAGCTTATCGCCAAATTTTACAACATCAACGCGGAAACGGTTGAATTGGTAGATGGAGATTTTGATATGATTCATTCACTATCGGAAGACGATGCAATCAAATGTGCGAGAGTTGCAGTATATGAAATACTTGATCATTGCACAGAAGTAAGCAAATACTATTGGTTGAAAGTTCTTCAAGAGTTAATCTCAAACGGAAATGAAGATCAGGGTTAAACATAGAAACACAGAGATAGAAATTGAAAACATCAAGACCATCAATCACAATCTTGATATCATCAGTTTGGTCAAAGCAATCTCACAACAGATTCAAGAAATAATTAACGCAGAAAATGAAAACACCAATTGAACGCTTGGTTGAACACCTACGCACAGAATATCCGGATTTGGATATCAGCCCACACCTGATCTTCAACTTCAAACAACTCGAAAAGATGGAACAGCAACTCGCATACAATGCCGGGTTTGCCAATGCAAAGAAAATATACAGTGAAAAATCTAACTGATAAACAAGCACTATGTTGGGCAATCGCAATCCTTCGTGATGATATGCGTTGCACCTGGAGACAGATTGCCCAGCGAATGCAATTCAGCGAATGCAAAGTGCGTCACCTTTACACCCAAACAAAACCCCTATGAATGTAACAAAAGAACTTGTGTTGAAATTGCTAGAGCAATATCCACAAACAAGAGACAACGACAACCTTTTGATGTCAATGATTTGGAGAAGAGAATCAAATCTGTTTAACTTCTTCCATCGTTTGGAATCAGGCAAGTTAACACCAGCGGAAACCATCCGCAGATGCCGTCAACGGTTGCAGTTAGATGATCCCGAATTGCGAGGTGAGACCTATGAGCTGCGACAAAAACACCAAGCAAAAGTGAAAAAAGAATTGGGATATGATGTGTGATTGATTATCTTTGTTGCGTTAACTGGTATGTAGAAGATACCGAAAGTTAAAAAACATTTATCCCTTTTGAGTTGTGAGTGCTTCTACCACCACAATTTGAGAGGGATTTTTTTATGGCTAAAGACAAAAAATCATTTATCCTGTATTGTGATCAACAAGGGATATTCAACAAACTTCCTGACGAAATTGCTGGGAAATTAATCAAACACATCTTCGCTTATGTGAACGATGAAAATCCACCGTGTGATGACTTATTGTTGTCAATCGCATTTGAACCCATTAAAACGCAATTAAAAAGGGATTTGGTCAAATATGTTGATTACATTGAGAAACAAAGTGTTAACGGTTCAAAAGGTGGTAGACCAAAGAAAGCCAATGAAACCCAAAAAACCCAAGCCTTTTTTCAAGAACCCAAAAAAGCTGATAATGATAATGTAACTGATAATGTAAATGTAAAAGAAGAATACAAACTGTCGTTTGATTTGTGGTTAAAGTATAAACAAGAAAAAAAGCAGAGATACACAAGAACTGGTATTGAACAACTCATAAAATCTTGTCAGTCAAAATATACACCAAAAGAATTCACGGAGGTTGTTGAACACTCCATCACTCAAAACTATTCCGGTTTATATGAACCAAAAGATTTTGAGAAAAACAAAACAATTGAAATCATTAACAACAAAAACAAATTTAATTTGAAAGATTATGACGAACGAGCTTGAAGAATACATCATTGGTCAATTGCTTTACTACGAACAGACAAGAGCATTATTACCAAGAATTAAACCAGTATGGTTTGAAACAAAACTTTATCAAAGAGTGATTGACTTTATGATGGAGAGATATATCCAAAACGAACCCATTGACTATGTTTGTTTGGTTGGCAAGTTTGAAAGAACTGAAGTACAACATCTTGTGACAATTGGTCAAGCCGTTTATTCTATGCCCAATTTAAGCCAATATCTTCCAAAATTGGAACATAGATACTTACAAAAGAATTTTGTTCAGCAAATCTCTTCTATTGATGTCACATTGGATTTGAAAGAGATGCTCACCTTTACACAAACTTTGATTGATAACACCAAGTTCACCACAATTAACGATCCATTGTCTATTCACAAAGTTGTGGCATCGGCAGTTGATACAATAACCGAATCAATCAAAAGGGGTGACAAGATAACCGGGAAGCAAACTGGATGGCAATCACTTGACAGGGTATTGGGTGGATGGAATCACGGTGATTTGGTTGTTATGGCTGCGAGACCTGGACAAGGAAAGACCGCACTTGCTTTGTCATTGATGTATGAGTTTGGGAAATTGGGTGGTAAGGGTTTATTCATTTCACTTGAGATGTCATCCGAGCAATTGGCGAAAAGATACTTGTCATTGATATGTGATTTGCCAAACTGGAAGATTCGCAATGCAACATTAAGAGAGAATGAGGTGATTTATATGTGTGACAGTGTGAACAATTCGGTGGTTGAGTTCTTTGTTGATGACGATCCGAATTCATCCATTAATCAAATCAAATCAAAAGCCAAAATTCACAAGGCAAAACACGGATTGGAATTGCTTATCATTGATTACATCCAGTTGATCAAAGGAACAAAGCAAAACAGAGAGCAAGAAATCGCAGAGATATCACGAAACCTTAAATTATTGGCAAAGGAATTGCAAATCACCGTGATTGTTTTGGCACAACTTTCAAGGAAGTGTGAGGAGAGAGCAGACAAAAGACCGATGTTGTCCGACATTCGGGAGAGTGGAAGCATTGAACAAGATGCAGATGTTGTGATGTTCCCTTTTAGACCTGATTACTATTCAAAGGAACGCAATGAATCGGAGGATGCTGAACTCATCATCGCAAAGAACAGGCACGGAGAATGTTTCACAATTGAAACCACCTTTATTGGATCACGAACAATGTACAAGGAACGCATATGAGAAAGTATTGGACAAAGGAAGAAGCTGAAGAATTACAGCGGTTATATCCAACAACCACTGGGAAAGATTTGGCTTTGCGTTTTGGATGTAATGTCCAGCAGATTTACAACCGTGCAAACAAAATGGGATTACATAAAGATCTTGATTTTTTGCATCAATACTATCGTGAAAACTTCAAAGGACACCAAGCCACTCAATTCAAAAAAGGAATGAAATCCTGGAATAAAGGTCAAAAAGGATTACAGATCGGAGGAGTTGAAACACAATTCAAAAAGGGTAGATTGCCACACAATACCAAGCCGATTGGATTCCGTTCATATCGTGATGGGTACTTGGTGGAAAGAGTTGAGAAAGGATTTGAATTTGTTCACAAACTAATTTGGAAACAACATCACGGAGAAATACCAATGGGAATGTTTGTGGTATTCAAAGACCGAAACAAGAACAACATTTGTATTGAAAACTTGGAAATAATTGACCGAGTGGAACACATCCGGAGAAATCACATCCAAAATTTACCACCAGAATTGAAGGAAGTAGTACATCTTAAAAAATCAATCACACGAAAAATTAATCAAATAGAAAAAAATGGCACGAAATAAAATTAACGATCTCCGTGATCACTTATTTGAAACACTGGAACGCCTGAAAGATGGTGACATTGACATCGCAACTGCAAAAGCAATGGCAGATGTTGGACAAGTAATTATCAATTCAGCAAAGATTGAAATTGATTTCATTAGAGCAACTGGATCAACAAAGGATTCAGGATTCATTCTGTTAGGCGAAGGCAATGAAAAGTTGTTATGAAGATAATTGACAGACGCAGAGACGAACAACTTGGAACAAAAGCAAAAGCATTGCCAATGTACAAAGAATTCATACAACTCGTTGAAAAGGACAAGAGGGTACAATCATACTACAATATGAAAGATATGCTCTTAGATGCGTTCAAATGGGATAAAACGCCACAAGGTCACGAGTACTGGCAATCGGTTTATGATTCAATCGTTATAGCAGACCATCCCAAATGTCCCCAGTGCAACACCATCGGCAAGGTAAAATTGCTCAAGACCTTAGACAAGCACAAGTGTAACAAATGCAAAATTACATTCTAATGAAAACAATAACTTTAACTGAAGAACAATTGAAAAAATTAATCGTACATTCCTATAGCGGTGGATGGCACGATGGACAAGACGCAATCATTATGAGAATTGAACACATCGACAAAGGTGGGGATGAACTCGGTGAAGAATGGTATTCAACTATGGTTATAAGTGACCTTGATGAATTAAATCTGTTATGAATCCCTACCAAGAAACCCACAACCTGAAGCAAGAGATTCGCAGATTGCGTCTACAGATTGCAGACATAACCGTCAAACACGACAAAGAAATTAAAAGGCTTAAACAAGAAATCATTCAACCCAAGTGCGATTTGAATAGCATTGATGCTGACTGGACAGATGCGATGAGGGTTTGTTGTCAAGCCTACGATGTCACACCTGATCTTGTGATTTCATCATTGAGAAAACAATCCGTTGTGTATGCTCGTCATATGTTTTCCTTCCTTTGCCGTAAGCACTTGAAGATGACATTCTCATCAATTGGCTATATATTAGGGAGAGACCATTCCAGCGTGATGAATGCCATCAATGTGTTTGATAATCTAATTACACACGACAGAAATACAAGACAGACATATGAAACATCCGTTCAGTTATTATGTGATTACTTGCACCAAAGGACTCTCCAGCACGATACACATCTTGTATGAGGAAGATCAGGTAATAAGATGTCAAAAAAAATACGAAAAAGATGGTTATATTTGCATTATTGAAAAGAAAAATTGAATAAGGATGCCATCATATTGGAACTATCCAAAGCCGATTGGCTGAAGAAAGCAACCAAGAACATTGCAAAAAACAATGAGTTGGCAAGGGAGTTGTATCAATTTTACTTTTTAACAATCCTTGAGAAACCTGATGAACAAATCGAGAAAATATACAGAGACGGATACATCCAGTTTTGGTCAATCCGTCTTTTATACCTTTGTATCAACGGCAACCGGCATCCCTTTGGCGAATCAAGAATATATGATCAACACGATGTGTACGAGCTTGACTTCGCTGAAGAGATTGACTTACTGGATGAGAGGGAACAAGCCGAAGGAATCGAACTTGAACGAATCAACAAAATAAACCAAGTAACAGAATCAGCATATTTCTATGAACGAGAACTTTTCAAACTATGGTGTTCAGGAATGTCAGCAAGGGCAATCCATAGGAAAACAGACATCTCCGTTCGTGAAGTGTTGAGAGTAATTAAACTAATGAAAGAAAGATGCATACAGAAATAATTGGGATTGCTTGTTTGGCAATCATCATCGTAAACTTTGGCAAACCTGCCGATCTATTAAAACGCTATCTGTACGGTAGTGACTATTCCAAATGGAAGCGAATGAAACCCCTTGACTGTGCTTTCTGCTTGTCGTGGTGGTTGGGCTTGTCCTTTTTCTTGTACACATACGGTTGGGTGGGGATACTTTACGCATCCATCGCAACTGTGATTGTCGCACTATTAGAAACTAAATTATGAGCAACATTGAATTTATACTATCACTCCAACCGTTGTATGACAACTGGAAGAAAACACAAGTGTTCGCACCATCACCAGAACAAGGGGCAATCCTCAACAATGTCCACCGTGAAATCTTCGGAAGGAACTTGCCTAATTGCAGTACTTGTGTGACCGAAGCCTTGCACTCACTTTTGATTTGGGCAAACCAACAACAAGAAGCCATCACCAAAGCACAGTTGGCAGATGATGAGCAGAAACCAAAGAGAAGGAGAAAGAATGAGCAATGAAGAAACACACAATGACATACCTAAACCATTTCGGATATGACATAAGTGACTTCATCCCTTGCGAGGTGTGTGGAAAGAAAGCCGTGGACCAAATGAAGAAATGAGCGTTAGATGTGTAACATCTTAAGCGGTTTGCTAATTAGTAATATGAAGTGCAATTATTGTTCAACAGAATTTATAGCAAAATCAAAATTAACTAAGTATTGCTCAAAAAAATGTAAAGACAAAGTATCACAGGAATTAAGAAGCAAGAAGCCCCAAACAAAAACTTGTAGCCATTGCAGTTCTGTATTTACACCATACACATCACTGGATAAATTTTGTAGTGCAAATTGTAGAGTTGAAAATCAAAAATCTAAAAGGTCAAGAAGATGGAATCCCGAATCCACGGCAAAAAGGATTGGAGAAAATAATCCAGCATTTAGAAATGGGATGTATGCAAGAAGCACAAACAGATCCGCAGAGGGTCTAAGGTTGTTTTTAAGGAATAGAAATGAAATGAGAGAGGAAATGATGGGAAACTACGGATATTTATTTTGTGAACATTGCAAGACAACACAAACTTTGCAATTTGAAATGCACCACATCGTGTATAGAAGTGAAAAACCAAATCATCCAAACTTACACGACAAAATCAATTTGATTAATTTATGTATTCAATGCCACAATGATTATCACAAAAGCAAATTGATGAGAGAAAATTTGATTGTGGAAAGGAATTTAATTAAGATTTTTGGGAATGATATCCAATACAAAAAACCTGCGATAAATCTGCGATAAAATGCCAAATAACCCTAAAGCGTTAGAAAACCTAAAGAACTTCAACAAGGGTGAAGATGAGAGAAGGTATATGGAAGGTAGACCAAAGAAACTCATCACACAAATGAAGGAGATTGGATACACCAAATCCCAAGTGGAAGATACGATGTTGGCAATGCTCACACTTTCACGGAAAGAACTGGAGAAGATAGACCGAGGGGATGAGTACACAATAATGGAAAGAACGATTGCCGGTGCATTGCTGAAAGGTCACAACAACAATTCTCTGTTCAACTTGGAGATGTTGCTCACACGATCACAAGGCAAACCAAAAGAAACGATTGACCAAACGATAGAAAGTAAGAATTTCACAATAACACTAAATTTAGATGAGAGCAAGTTGGAGAGGTGAGGACAAACTTCCACCACAAGATGAAGACATCCAGTTGGTAGCAACAACGGATGGGAGAATAACTTTGGCAAGGTACTTTGATGACCTTTGGGTGGAGGAGTACAGCAATGCAATTATAGATGTGGCATATTGGATGCCTATCCCAGTAACCCCAAACGAATGACACCTGAAGAGAAAGCATTCCAACTCAAGGAGAGTTTTGGCAACGGATTGACCACAAGAGATTGTGCGTTGATTTGCATTGATGAAATACTTGAAGCCTTGTCGTATCACTCGTGGCAAAATAGGAATGAGATAATTTTCTTCGTTGGTGTAAAAAAACAACTGCAAGAACTATGAGAGTTATCCAGTCGGGACATCTTGGTGATTTGATCTATTCACTCACCGCAACCAAGCGAGTTGCAGAGTTACACGGTGCGGTAGATTTCCACATCGGATTCCGTGAGCAGAATACTGTTTCCGGTCATCCAAGCGGTGGATACTGTATGAACTTAAACTCATACGAATATATCAAACCATTACTTGAGCATCAATCCTACATAAGAAAGGTTGAGATGCACTCGCACATTGATATGGGCTATGACTTTGACAAGTTTAGGCGATACGGATTGAATCTCGCTGCTGGTGATTTGAGACGGAATCACTTTCTTATCTATCCTGAATTGATCACCGACCTTCACGAACCTTGCATTGAAGCGAGTGAACCTATTCCATACTTTGCGGACAAGATTCTCTTGAACTTCTCTGCTCGTTATCGCAATCACGACATCAACTATTTCCCACTCAAGGAACACAAGTGCGTTTTCTTTGGATACGAATCGGAATACATCGCATTCACCGAGAGATGGCAGTTGGATTGTGAACTCTTAAAATGTCAGGATGCATTGATGTTGGCAACCATTGTCGGCAGTTGCAAGGCGTTCATTGGGAATCAGTCAAGCACCTACGCAATCGCAGAGCAGATGAAGGTAAAACGATTGCTTGAGGTATGCGTTCACTCACCAAATGTTATCCCCGTAAACAATGGCTTTGATTATGTAACGAATCAAGGCTTTAACTTCTTATTACAAAACCTATGAAACCACAAGAAAAAGCAAAAGAATTAGTTGACAAGTATTATCAATTAGCCGAATCAATTGAATGGAGTGACAATGAAACAATGGTCAAAGCAGAAAAATTTAATGATGATTTGGGAAGTGATGTTTTGACATATTGGAATGAATTAGCCAAAAAATCCGCATTGTTTGCAGTTGATGAAGTGCTAAAAGAATGTAGTTGGGAACTAACTGGATTTTGGATGAGCGTCAAACAAGAAATTGAAAACCTATGAAACTTTTAATACTTACAGACGGAATCAATGGTGTTGTTTACCATCGCATCTACGCACCACATTTGAGAATGCAAATAAACGGAGAAGCGGAGGTGGATGTGTGCCAATCACAAGCCGAATGGATGACGGTTGACCTTGCACCATACGATGTGATTGTATTCTCACGATGGCTTGGTAAGAACCAGTACGATGTCTTGAAACGCATCACGGATGCCGGGAAGCCTTATGTGATTGATGTGGATGATTATTGGGTGTTACCAAAATACAATCCAGCATACTGGGCATATCGCAAAGGGATAAAGAACTCAATCAAGGATGCCATCAACTATGCGGATGCAGTATTCTGCACCACTCAAAAACTCGCCAATGAAGTCAGGACAATCAACGAGAATGTCTACATTGTGCCAAACTGTTTGGATACATCTCACAACCAATGGAAGCAACCAAAGGAGAAGAACGAGAGAGTTAAAATAGGATGGGTTGGTGGAATCACACACGAGGAGGATTTGAAGCTCATTGCTGATGACATCAATTCAATGGATGTTGATTTCTACATTTGCGGTTATACTCCGAGTGATCATTGGAACAACATCGTGAAACTGATTCCCAAAGCCAACATCGTTCAAGGCACTTCGGTATTTGAATACGGTGAGGTCTACAAGCACTTTGATTTCGTACTTGCACCACTTCAGGACAACCACTTTAACAACTGCAAGAGTGAATTGAAGATTGTGGAAGCCGCTGCCTATTCTATCCCCATTATCTGTTCAGCAGTTTACCCATACTTATACCATACCGGAAATGATGGTGTAATCTTTGCAACTCAAAACAACTGGAAGGCATCCATTGAGAAGTTGATTGATGCTGGTCATTCGGTGAGACAATCAATGGGCGAATCAAATCGCATCTATTGTGAGACATACCACAACCTTGAACTGCACAACCTAACACGATTGAGTGTGTACCAAAGTTTATGCAAATAACCTACCAAAGACCATATGTCACGAGTTACCAAAAAGACATCCTTGATTGTGATGCTCGTTTTACCATTACTGCTGCGAGTACAAAGACGGGCAAGACGGCATCTCACATCATATGGTTATTTGAACAAGCGTTAAAGTGCAAGGACAATCAATCGGTTTGGTGGGTTGCTCCGGTATACCAACAAGCGGAGATTGCATTCCGAAGGATGAAGTCACAAGTCACGGACAAGAACTTCTTTATCAGTAACGAAACCAAACTTTTGCTCACTCTTCCAACAGGTGCAAGGATAGAATTCAAATCAGGTGAGAAGCCTGACAACTTGTATGGGGATGATGTCTACGCTGCGGTGATAGATGAAGCATCTCGTATGCGTGAGGAATCGTGGTATGCTATGCGTTCAACCCTAACTGCGACACAAGGCAAGTGCAAACTGATTGGGAATGTCAAAGGGAAAAAGAATTGGTTCTATAAGTTGGGCGAACGGGCGAGAAGCGGTGAGAGTGACTATAAGTATTTCAAGATAACGGCATATGATGCGGTCAAGGAAGGCATTCTCAAACTTGAGGAGGTTGAACAAGCCAAACGAGATCTCCCACTTCATGTCTTCAACGAGTTGTATTTGGCAGAACCAGCCGATGACAAGACAAACCCTTTCGGAATTGATGCAATCCGCAGTTGTTACAAGCCAGTAACCAACAGAAGTGTTGTGGCTTGGGGCGTGGATTTGGCGAAGTATTCGGATTATACGGTGATCATTGGGTTAGATGCGATGAATTGTGTGGCATATGTAGACCGATTCCAAGCGGATTGGTCGCAAACATTGGCAAAGATTACGACATTGATTGGTGTGATTCCTGCATTCGTGGATTCAACCGGTGTGGGTGATCCTATCGTTGAGCAATTGCAACGAAGCCATCCCCGAATCAAAGGGTTTAAGTTCACATCACAGAGCAAACAACAACTGATTGAAGGGTTGGTCATCAGCGTACAAAATAGGGAGGTGTATTTCCCTGAAGAACCCATCGGAAGTGAGATGGAGAACTTTGAATTTGAGTACACAAGAACGGGTGTGAGGTATACTGCACCACAAGGTTTGCACGATGACTGCGTTATGGCTTTGGCATTGGCAGTTGACTGCAAAAAACACAACAGACCGGGAACATTTTATTTTGCTTAAACCGTTAAAAATTGAAACGATATGAACTGGAACAACATAACCATCCACCAACTGCAAGAGATTCACTCTTGTCGTGATATGTCCAACATTGAACGGACAATGAACATCCTTGCCATCGTTAACCATTGGTCAATGGACAAGGTGGAATCAATGCCGATTGATGACCTTACAAGAGAATTCAAAAAGTTGGAGTTCTTGAATGAGCTTCCAAACCGTCCTGTGCAATTTATGTTCAAGCACAAAGGCAGATATTTCCGATTGGCAAAAACACCAAACGAGATTTGCGGTCACCACTTCATTGAACTCCAGCAAGTGTTCAACGGAGATACGATTGAAAGCCTTCACAAGATAATGGCTTTACTTGCATATGAGGTGGATTTCTTTGGCAAGTCAAAGACCATCAAAGATGCTCAAGCACACTATCAGGACAAGTGCGATTTGTTTCTGTCAATGACTGTGCCGCTTCCGTATTCTTATTCGCTTTTTTTTTCGGCAGTTTATCCGGAGTTATTGAAAACTATCCAATCTTATTTGATCAAGGAGATGGAGAAGTTGAACAAGGAGATAACGCAAGTCCGTTAGGTTGGTTGGAATTAGTTGACAGAATTGTCAAAGGAGATCGTACAAAGTGGGATGCGATTCTCACAATGCCGTTGATTGAGTTCTTGAACACCATCGCATTCTATAAGCAGAAAACAAAGGAGAGACAGAAGCGAATTGAACAGGCAGCGACAAAAGGATTCAATGCTTATGTTGTGGCTTGTCTGCACGAGATGTTGTGAGAATGTCTCATATATCAGTCATTAGTATATGCAATTGGGTATAATGTGTTATATATCGGACAAATTATATGCTTTTGCGTACTATAAGGGACATTTGGAACGCATTCCAACGAGTGCTATTTTTGTGTGTGGCATTATCTATCACTCAACAACCCAACAGTTATCACCCAGCATTCAATGACACGAACTTCGTGATCACGGAATCTTCAGGTGGTATCTACACAAAGGACAATTTCAAGTTCATTGCAGATGTCAAGGTCGCATCAACTACCGTTGCAAAACTCAAAGCACCTATCTATTTTGGAAGTACGAACAAAGGGGTGTTCAACATTGGGCGAATCTTGGAATCTTATGTGACCAACAATTGGGAGTTCACAGATTCATCACCAAGCGGATGCGTAAACTCATTCACGGATTACGAGGTTGAATTTGGTTATGAGTATTCACCATCACCAACGGGAACAATCACCGAATACCTTGACTTGACTTCAGCAACTGGAACAGTTTGGAATGCATCATTGAACCCATTTGATTTGGTGACATATGCTGAAGGGCAATATCTCGCAACATCCACATCCGCAAAGTTCTTGACCAATGTGAGAACACGAACCATCCACAGAACGCAAAAGGATTGGCTCTATTGTTTGAAGGGAGATGCCACAAGCGTTTTGATTACTTACTCCGATACATCCACACAAACATTCTCTTTGCCATCTTCAAAGGTCGTGAGAATCCCCGTTGGAAGTCAATTGACAATACCCGGTGGGGCAACCTATTTTGATGTGGTGTTGAAGGCTGGAGGTACTTCCAAATCCGAGACATACCGATTCAACATAAAGGATGAATGCAGTAAGTACGAAACAACTGACATCTTCTTTATGAACCGTTTGGGAGGGTTTGAATCATTCCGTTTTAATATGGTGAGAAGAGACAACTTTGAAGTTACACGGAAACAATTCCAACAGAACCCATACACACTCGGTGCAACTTACGGATATCAAACATCTGCAAGAACTCGCACCAATTATCACACGGAAACAAGCCAAAAAATCAAACTGTTCAGCAACTGGATCAATGATACGGAATCTGTTTGGCTGAAAGACCTGATTGAATCTCCGGTGGTGTATATGTATGACGGCACTTTGTATGCAGTCAACATTGATAACGCGAACTACGAGCAGAAAAAGACGGTACAAGATAGGATGTTTAACTTGG